AGGCCGTGCTCTGCAATTTCTACAGCTAGCCTGTCCCAATCCCCCCAGCGAGGAAGTTCAATGCCGTAATCTTCAAAGATCTTTTCAGTACCCTTTGTTACAGCAAACATGCCCGGCTGGTCATACTTATTGGTCAGGTATGCAGGATCAGCGTACTTGGACTTCTCGAATCCGTCAAACGGGCTTCCGGTCTCCTTGGCAAGCTCCATGGATGCCTTGTACGCGTGGTAGGCGACAGTCATGAAGTAGGCGTTGGTGAAGTCCAGAGACTCCGGGCTACCGTACTTCCAGCCGTGCTTGATGAAGAACCCGTGAAGGTTCATCTGGCCCAGACCGATGGCACGGCTCTTGTTGTTGCCCTCACGGACAGACGGAACTGAGTTGATTTCCGACAGATCAGAGACAGCCGAGAGCGCACGAATTGCGGTTGCTACGGTTTCACCAAGCTTACCACCTTCCATCGTCTTTGCAATGTTCAGTGACGCAAGGTTACAGGAGATGTCGTTGCCGATGGTATCGTACGACAGATCCTCGTTGAAGACCGACGCGGAGTTGGCCTGAAGGATCTCGGTGCAGAGGTTGGACATGTTGATGCGTCCAAGGTGGCCGTTCGCGTGATCCTTGTTGGCGTTGTCCTCGAAGAGCATGTACGGGTAGCCGGATTCGAACAGCAGTTCCGAGATGATCTGGAAGAGCATGCGGGCTGTGAGGTCGCGGTCGTAGACCTTCAGCTTGTGCTTCTTGATCCGGGGGTCTTCAACCATCTCGCGGTACTTCTCGGTCACGGAGATGTCACCGAACGGTACACCGTAGACTCGCTCAACGTCATACGGAGAGAAAGTGTACATGACTTCGTTGTTCTTGGCAAGGTCGAAGAGGATGTCCGGAACCACAACACCGAGGGAGAGGGTCTTGATGCGGATCTTCTCGTCAGCGTTCTCACGCTTGGTGTCAAGGAACTTCAGGATGTCCGGGTGGAAGGCGTTCAGGTAGACCGCTCCAGCGCCCTGACGTGAGCCAAGCTGGTTCGCGTAGCTGAAGGCATCCTCGTACTGCTTCATGACCGGGATGATGCCGGAGGAAGCGTTCTCGATGTGCTTGATTGGTGCGCCGTACTCGCGGATGTTGGAGAGCAGGATCGCTACACCACCGCCACGCTTGGAAAGCTGGAGGGCAGAGTTGATGGAACGGCCAATCGACTCCATGTTATCCTCAACACGAAGCAGGAAGCAGGAGACGAACTCGCCGCGCTGGGCCTTGCCAGCGTTGGAGAACGTGGGCGTGGCAGGCTGGAGACGGCCAGTGACGATCTCCACGGCAATCTTCCGGGCAAGCTCGATGTCGCCCTTGCCGAGCAGGACAGCGTTGGCGACAACACGGTCCTCGAAGCGCTCCAGACGTGTCTTGCCGTCGAAGGACTTCATGCCGTACTGCTTGTCGTACTTGAACGCGGAGAAGTAGGACTCGAAGCGCGGCTTGTAGCTGTAGACGAGCTTGTAGAGATCCTTCAGGTCAGCAAACGAGTACTGCTCGAAGACAGCACGGTCATAGTACTTGTTGTCGTACAGGAAGCTCAGCTTCTCCTCTAGCGTATAGAAGTGCTGTGTGGTAGGGTTGACCTCCTGAAGGAAGAATTGCTGGGCAGCAAGCTTGTCTGCCTCGAAGTTGACCTTGCGGTCTGCCGTCCAGAGATTTAGCTGGGCGTTGAGTTCAATGGGACTTTCGTCGGTAAGTTTTGCCAAAAGTGGTTCAATCCTTCTTGTGTTTTCGTAATGTCTTCTTGGGTACCGGCTAGCTCGAAGCGGTAGAGTACGGGTACCTGTAGCTTCGCTGAAGTGATGTCAGCGGCCTTGCAGTAATCTCCGAGGAAATTGATGTTCCCGGAGCCGATCACTCCTCTACATCTTACCCTATTTTCCTCCTGATTCAAAAACGCGATTACCTGCTTCGGGACAAACCCTTTGGAACCGGCCCCGTATGTGGGGGTGACCAGTACAAAGTCCTGATCGATGCGGACGAGTCCGGCATCAGGTGTCTTCAGGGGAAGTCTCAAAGCAGGTAATTCGAGTTTTTCGATGAATCGGGCGGTGTTCTCACTCGTAGAGGAGAAGAACACCAGCATGACTACCCTACAGGTTCTTTGAAGAACTCTGCAAGCTCATCGATCTTGCCCGGATTGAACCCGGACCAACTGCCTGTCGGGGCCTCAACGACGGGAGCCTGCTGGAATCCAAGGGCCTTGAGCCTTTCCAGCGCTGCGTCATCCTGTGTGATGTCGAGTGAGTTGTAGACGATGCCCTTCTTGTCTAGGGCGCGGTAGGTTGCGTTGCACTGAACGCAGGACGGCTTGGTGTAAACTGTCACCATTTGTGTTACTCCTTGTTACTTATTTCGGGTCTTCTATTGTACACTCCCTTGAGACTGTCAAGTTTCTCCATAGGGTGTCGCTGGCTGCTTCGGGAGGCCAATCCAAGGTACTTGACGGTGCATTGACCGCCCCGCATGTCGATGAGCGTGCCCACCAAACCGTTGTGTTTGATCCCTGATTCGGAATCATAGGCGTCCGGCTTGACCCGGACAAAATCGAGTATCTTCACATTGCCGTAATCGAAGCTCTGCCACGACTCTTCTGTGGTGACCGGGAAGCCTTCCCAGCCAGTGCCACTCAGGAGGTCATAGACGGCCCCCTGAGCGGCTTCGGAGATCCCGAGGGAGTCCAAGGTTAGCCGAACGGCTACGATGGCGCGTATGACGCTCTCATCGTCCGGGTGGGTGCCGCTATAGCCTAGAGCTATCAGCTTCTCACGGAGACCGTTGTGGTCGTCAGACAGATGCAGCATTCGTGGTCCCGAAGAGCAGAGCCTCGATGTCGGCAGTTGGGGTCTTGTAGCCCGGACCCTTCATCACCTTTCGGTCACCTTCGCGGAAGATCGGCTTGCCGTCCTCGCCCAGCTTGGTCATGTTCGACGTGTGGATAGCATCAACCACCGCGTCAAGATCAATCTGGTAGTGATCGGCGGTGAAGTAGACAAGAGCTAGGACGGAACCAAGAGCCTCAATAAGGCTATCGATGTCCTGAGTGAGGATGTATTCACGGATGTCCTTGAGCATGATGTCATGGCCCTCCTGAATGAGGAGCGGGTTGGTTTCGAGGTCAGCGTCCGTCAGAAGCTCGCTCACGATCTCGTGGAACATGACCATGGCCTCATCGGCAATACCGAAGACCAGTGCCGCGCCCACTACGACGTACTTGATATCCCCGAGAGCGTCAGCGATCTCAACGATATCACAATCCTCAACTGCCTCAAGCAGTTCTCCGAACTCCTCCTTGATGAGCCGGAACCGGAGCCGTGCTTCCGGGACGCGGACGTTGGGCTTGTCCCGCATCACTACCTCAAACGTAGTGTTGAATTCTGAAACCTGATCGAACGACATGTAATCCTTTTCTTTAGTGTATAGGGAAAAGTGTGCCCCTGCAACCGAAGTCACAGGGGCACACCTTAGGGGGTAATGCTTAGCCGAAGGACGGCGGGAGCGGAACCGAGTTGTTCGCTGCCGGAGCCGGTGCGACTGCCGGTGTGTCCCACGGGGAAGCCGGAGCAGCCTGTGCTACCGGAGCCTGTACGACAGCCGGTGCGGCCACAATCGGAGCCGGAGCGCCGCCTGCAACCGGGAGGCCACCCGGAACGCCTGCACCCGGAGGGGCAGAGGTCGGAGCCGAGAAGTTACGAAGACGAGCGTAGGTCTTGTCGCCGGAAATGCTCTTCTCGTGGAAGACTTCAGCGGTGAAGCGACGGCCCTGAAGAGCCTGTGCAATCTGCTCTTCAGTCGGGTTGGTGTTGAAGAACTCAACGCCGAGACCGAGGACCGCGAGGTGTCCGAAGAAGAAGTTCTTCATTGCGAACGGGCTGTCGCTCACGATGAAGTCGTGCCAAACACGAGCGTTGGCGCGGGGGCCGGACTCGACCGAAGGGTTGATGGTCCACTTCGGGTTTTCCTTGGAGGTCTGGCCTACCTTAGCCGGTTCCTTGATGACGAAGGAGTACATACCTTCATCGAGGATAGCAAATTCCTTTGCCCCTTCTTCGGCCTTGTTCATGAGATCTTTCCAAGATGCTGCGGGCATTCTGTATTTTTCCTATCAGTTATTGTTTTTGTTTAGATATTCAGTTATATTGGAGGAAGTATTAGAGGCTGGGAGGCTCGGGCTGACCGCTAGGAGCGGCAACCAGTGCTTCCTGTACCGGAGCAGATTGACTTTCTGCTACCGGCATCTGAACCACGTCTCCGGGACCGAAGATGGAGTCCAGCAATGCTGACACGTCAGGGTTCTCGATGACTGTTGGCAGTCCGGGAACACGGGACTTTGCCTCGTAGTTGGGGTGGTTACCGATCAAGAGGTTTCGAGTATCACGGATCTCGCCAGTTGCGGGATCAGCGACCTGCTGAACGTAGAGGTAGCCGGTGATGTCGAACCAGTACGGAGCCTGTGAAGCGATCTGGCCCTGAAGGTACGGCTTGATGATTCCGTCGTAGTCCTTGGAAGTGGCCGTGATGATGATCGCTTCGATCTGGTCATCAGATCCGGCAAGGTCACGAAGGTCCTTGCAGAAGAAGCTCATCACCGAGAGAAGCTTGCCCCAGTCCTGAGTCTGGAACTGCTGACGGCCCTTGATCTTCTCAGCCGCTTTGGACTGGAGTTCAGAGATGGAGTCAACAACAACCGACTTGAACGGGTGATTACCGCTCTTCAGGTATTCATAGGCTGTCTGGGCCTTCTGGAATTCATCTACGATGACTACACAGATGTCCCAAGATCCATCGTGAACAGGAGGGGCTTCGGTGAGTGGGTTCCACTTGATCTTGCGGCCACGAACGAATCTGCTTGCCATTTCAATGTCAAGGAGGAGCAAGGGCTTTGGTGCTGTCACTGAGGCGGTAGTTTTACCCGCGCCAGACAGTCCATGCATTAGGATTGTTACTGCTCTATCGGACAAAGTAGTCCTCTTTCTTATGTTTCGTTTTCATCTTCATAACGCGCATTGGGGTCAACCTGCTCGTAGAGTTCTTCTAGCATTGCTTCAGCAGAAGAGCCATCATCGAACATGGTGCAGACTTGGAAGAATGGGCATTTCCATGTGCAGTCGCGTGTCGGGCTGGGATATGCGTAGAACCTGTGGTCCTCGCCAGCGTCCAGCCGGTCTCTTAGTTCCATTATATCACGAACAGTGCCCATTGTCCTAATCCAGAACGACTGAAGCTGCTTGTCGTTGAATCGGACATCCAGCCGCTCGTAGAACGGCGGTTTGGCCGTACCGGAGCGCTTGACCTTCTTCAGAAGGTTGTAGATTCCGCCGTCCACATTCGGATCGCCGTTGACCTTGTCCATCTTTTCCAAGAGGACGTAGAGCATAAGCTGTTCCGACATATGGGACGTTTCGTAATACATGTTGAACGTCTGAGCCGTCTTGTGGTCGAGCAGGGCGTGCTTCCCGGAGGAGGCTCGCGCCACCTTGAGGTCAGTCTTGCCCATGAGTTCGACACGCGGGTCCATCTCAAGTATGGTGGAGAGTTTCTTCTCCGCACCAATCACAGTGATATCGGCATCCGGATTTTCCTCAGCCATCCACTCCATGTAGCCTTCAAGCATGATCCGGCCAAGTTCGGCCTCACTGTTGAAGTCCTTGACCTTCTTCTCGTTGCTGGCATCCGCGCTCTCCGCAAAGAGCTTGTTGTCCACACGCTGTAGGCGCTCGTACTCATCGACCGGATTGACTCCGGTGGTGTAGTATGCCTCAAGGGCGTTGTGGATTCGGATACCCAGAGTCAAAGGTCCGACATAGGTCTTGCTTTTTGGCTTGAGCGCTCGGTAATTTCCGAGCCACCACTTGCGCTTGCAATCCTTGAAGGTCTGAATCTCGGAGTTGGTGATGGACACCAACTCCGGATTCCTCCCCAAGAAAGGCTCTGTATTGTATACCATTCTAGCCTAACTTTGTTTGAATGTCAAACCGCTTCGTAGCCGGACTTGACGAAGCTTTCCCAGACGTTGGGAACCTTCTCTTTGATCTGCTCAGCGATCTGGTCCGTCAGCAAGGCGATCTCAAACTGCGCCTTAGACGGGTGCGTTGCGTCCGGCCCCCAGTCCTTGCGGAGGGAACAGAAGTTGAGCATCGAGCGGAGATTTGTCTTGAAGTACATAGATGTGAACATGGTGAACGGAAGAATCTTCCGGGCGTTCTCCTTGGCGATACCGTAAGCGAGAAGCTTCTGGTAATTAACCCATGCGGCTTCAGCCGTCATTTTCTCGACACTCTGCATGGCGTCAAGCTGGTCAGGACGGCCCTGCTCGAAGACGTAGTCTCCGGTCTTACCTACCTGAACCATCGGGCGGTCCTCAGGCTCTACCCAGAAGACACCCTTCATCTCGCGGTACCGACCGGACTCCTCGTTAATCGAGCTAAGACGGTGCTTGACGATCTGGCGGGAGACAAAGACCGGCACCTCAAAGTACCACTCAAACTCCACACCTTCAAACGGAGTACCATGCTTGTGGCTGTAGAGCCACCTCAGGAGGCCCAGATCGGACCCCTCAAGGATCTTAGTGGGGATCTCGATACTTCCGGCCCCTTCGGTACTGACACGCGCCCTACGGACGATAGAGCCTTCCCCGCCCATGGAGTCCATGAGTACTGCTGTCACATCACTACGGAATTCTGCCGGAGTGACTTCGATGTCCGTAAGGTCTACGGGTGATGCGGTTGTTACCTCGGTCATTTATCTTCTTTCAGGCTTTCAAATTTACTGGTCATAAGGGTAATTGGTTCTTCTGGCAAGGGCTTACCCGCCTCATCCAGTTTGGTGAGGCGGATAAGCATTGCCTTTACTCCTGTGGCGTTGTCTGCCATTATGTTGGTGTGTCCGGTTTCTCGGACAGTTCACCATTGATGAATCGCCGCATGAGTTCCTTGTCCCGGAGGATGAATTCAAGCTGGTTGGATTTCTCCTCCACAGCCTTGAAGACGATCTCCTCGCTGGACCCGGTCGTCACGTAGTCGAGAATCCGGATGGACTCGTACTTCTCTGAGCCGATACGGTGGACACGTGCCTCTGCCTGAAGGTTCTCGATCATTGACCAAGAACGCTGAAGGAAGACGGCTGTGCTGCCCTGTGTCAGGGTAATACCCGTACCACCGGCTGCAATGGTGCACAGGATGTACTTGGTGCGGCCCGCTTGGAAGTTCTCCATGTGCATTTCACGCTCTTTGGCATCCTGATCACCGGTAATGAGTCCGTGCTGGATACCGGCCCGTGTGAGCCGTGCTGACAGCATATTGATAAGCTGGGATGAGACGGCGAAGATCACAAGTGATTCGTCGCCAAAGTCATCCAGATCATCCATGAAGGCGTCAAGCTTGCAAGATGGGTCAGACAAGCGTACCATAGCTTTATTGACTACGGCACCAACCTTCGGATCATACACATCCGCGTACTCCACTTCAGCGTAAGCCGAAGAGAACTGGAGCATGCGGGTGAGCTTGGTCAGCGGTGAAGTCGTGTATACAATATCACCATCGGCAACCTCAGCGATCATCTGGTCGCGCATCTCCTTGTAAGCCTTCTTCTGCTTCGCGCCCATCTCCACGTCTCGACGTTCATAGACTATCGGAGGCAGGAACGGAAGAATGACTTCCTTGGACATGCGCCGGGTGAACGGATCGATACCGTTGAAGAACTCTTGTTCCATCTCCGGGCGGATGCCGATCACAATCTTACCACCCCAAGCCGAATCTGCGGTAATGCAGAAGCGGTCGATGTACTTGTTCTTGGAAGGGTAAGCTTCCGGGAACAGCCAGTTCAGTGGCGAGAACAAATCCTCAGGGGTCGAAGCAATCGGGGTACCCGACAGGCCGATCCTGAATTCCGCGTCTCCGGTGGCACCCTTGAATGCACGAGACACCTTGGAGGCCGGATCTTTGATGCGGTGGATTTCGTCACCGATGACAGACCTGAAGTTGATCTTATTCAGTTCTTTGGCATGGGCCTCACAGGATGCAGGCTTGACCTTGTGGTCCAGACCCTTGCACTCGGGACACCGCTTGAGGGCGATAGACCCGAAGGGCTTGAGCTTGGAGTGGGACCGGATGGATTCCCAGTTGATAATATACACGTGGGCGTCCTCTTCCAGCAACTTTCGCCGCTGGGTGGCCGTACCGTCGATCACGTTGATCTTCAGACCCGGCCAAACCTTGAGGATTTCCTTCTTCCAACCCATTTTGGTTGAGTTCGGGCATGCCACAAGCATCGGGAAGACGTTCTCCCCACTAGCCGCCAACTGACGGATCGCGGCTGTCGATGAGATCGACTTACCGGAACCCATGCCGTTGAACAGCATACCACGTTTTACCGTGGAAAGGAAAGCGACATCACCCTTCTGGTGCGGGTACAGTCCCACATCGGGCATCACATTCTCCCAGCCGGGAGGTGTGATCTCCATTCGCATGTTGTAGGCTGGCAGGATTACATTACCATACAGCCACTTCATCCACTCTTTCAGGTCGTCTCCGACCTTGAGGTTCTGTTTGAAGGTGTTTTGAAGGGCAAGACAGGTCTGCCATGTGAGGCTGAACTGCCAGTAGTTGCCCTTCGCTTTGAAATGTGCAGAGGGAATCGAATTAAGAAGTACCTTGTATCTCCACTCGAACTCTGCTATCTTGATCTTAGTTGGATCGTTTTCATCGATCTCAGCAAGTAGCGTCATAGTTCTCTTTCGTCAGTGTTACATTCTATCACACAAGGAGCTTCTTTGTCCACTTACGGTTACGATCCACAATCCATACCATGGCATGGCGCAGCGCATCGTTCGCGTGGCCTTCCCCTCCCACGTGCCAGAAGTCCACAGCACGGAGCTTGTCATTGTCCGCAAAGGGCTTCTGTGAAGGAAGCTGGAAGTCCAGCACCTTGCCATTGTGGTAGCAAAGGTACTGGACAACCCCAATGAGGTTGAGGGACCACGGCGCGTCCGAGAGTTTTCCCGTCTCCACCGTGATTTTGAAGTCCTCAATGACAACATGTGTTTCCTTCTGGGCAATAAGTTCCTCGATTTTGTCGTAGAACTCCGTCGTGGAGACCTCTGCCGACCACACTTTCACCGGATTCTCCGGGTCGATGAGGTCAATCAGGCAGACTCCCGTCGCTAGTCCGGGGTCGAGCGCCAGCAGGAAACGGCATTTGCACTTACAGAACATCATGCGGCGTACTTCTCGCCCCACGACACGGAACCAATGATCTCAGGCTCAGCCGGAAGATCCACATCGAATTCGCCGTTGCAGTAGGACATCAGTTCCTGAATCTCAGGCAGAGCCTTCTCCAGCATGTACGGCGGAATCGAGAAGATCATCTCGTCGTGAATAGCCATCTGCATGTACGGGCCGTAACCCGCAGCGTCCAGACGGACGATAGCCTTCTTCATAAGCTCCGCAGCGGTGCCCTGAAGCGTGTAATTGGTCAGGGTATACATCTTGCCCTTGTCACCCGGAATGTGGCGTCCTGTGCCGGTTACAATGTATCCGACACCCTCTGCCTCTTCACGCTGGTTCCCGAGGTTTTCAGTCTCCTGCATGAATCGCTTGATTCCGGGGTAGGCTTCGAAAATGTCATCGGAAACCTTCTTCATTTCCTCGAAGGTCACACCGGCAGTGTCGGCCATCTTCTGGATGCCGGAGCCATAGGCGGCACCGTACATGACACCCTTCATCAGGCCACGGCGCTTGTCCTTCTTGGAGAAGTTGGGGTCGTTGTAGACCTGTCGGCCAATGGACACGAAGAAGTCTCCACCAGTCTCGTCCGCTTCCTTGAATGCAGCCTGAAGGGCAGGGTCACCGGAGAAGTGCGCCAGAAGACGCATTTCGACCTGTGAGTAGTCACACGAGATCAGGATATCACCCTCATTGCGAGGGACGAAAGCCTTACGGACACCCATGGTATCATCCTTGGGCAGTGTTTGCAAAGCCGGAGCCGTCACCGACATACGTCCGGTGCGGGCACCCATAGTTTTGATCGATGGGTGCACAATGGAATCGGTGTTCATCTCAAGGAAGTTCTTGAAGTAACTGTTGGACATCTTGTCGGCATTGCGGACACCAACAATGAAGTTGGCGACAGATGCAACCGTTGGGTCATCACTCTTGGCGAAGAGATCCAACTGAGACTTATCCACAGACGGGTTGCCCGAGGTCTTCGAAAAGACTTCGAAGTTGGCTCCCAGTTCGTCCCTGAAGAAGGACACAAGCTGGGGGTTGGAGCCAATAGCGATACCCCAGTTCTCCTTAGCCCATTCCTTGGCCTTGGCTACCTGTAGGGTAAGCTCGTCGTAGCGCTTCTGGGAATACGCGAGGTCAACCCGCATACCCCTGTGTTCCATGTCCGTGCAGATGCGGCGGACGGACATCTCAAGGTCATAGGCTTCCGGGAAGGACAGGTCCGTCCTGAAGTGTGACCAGAGATGCGCTGCGAGAATAGGGTCAAGAGCAGAGTACACCCAGTAAGCTTCGAAGTCAACTGGAATGTCGCCCCAGCCCCAGCCATGGACTTTCATGGCGTCCTTGAGTTCTTTCTGTCCGGCGTCGGCCATTGGGTCAATGAACTGTGTTGAGAGGTGCTTGAGGTCGTTGCGCCCGCCCGGACGCTCGATCTGGGCCATGATCATGGTGTCATCGGTTCGGTCCCACGGCATATCCCAGTTGGCGTGCTGCTTGAGCCACTTGGCATCGAAGGATGCGTTGTGTAAGGTGAACTGACCCTTCCATGCATTCATGCATTCAAGAGCCGCACCTCCCCAGCCTTCCCACGGAACAGCCCAACCGGATTTGTGGTCACCGATCTGAATCAGGCGTAGCTTAGCCCCCGCAACATATGGGTCCAGACCGGAGGTTTCCGTGTCCAGACCCATAACGTCACGACGTTCGCCAAGCCACCGTTTCATATCGAAGAGGTCGTCAATGCAGCTTACGAGCCGCAGGTCGATATCACTTGGTAGTCTTGCCATTTTGTCCTTAGTGTGTTATTTTATTTCATAGCTGTAGCCATGAACCGCCCTGAGGTTGTTCCGGCTCTGCTTCTTCTTCTTCATCCGGCAGGCTCAGCTTGTAGCTCAGTCTGTTGGAGGCTTCTCGTGCGGCGATCCCGTAGGCGGGAGTGCCGTCAGGTACGCCCATTTCGACGTACTCCAGTCCTGCATATTTGAGTTTGGCGAACGCTCCGGTGGTGAATGCCAGCGGAATCACGTCGCCTTGGAACTCGTCTAGGAAGGCCACCAGCTTGTCAGGATTGCCGGAGGACACGAATGCACATGTGCCCCACCAATCGGCTGGGAGAGAGGCGTACAGGGCCTCCAGAGTGGGGTCCTTGGACGGGTCGTGAAGGTTATTGCCCTTCTTGTTGTCCAGCACAAAGATGTTGCGCGGATTCAACTTGGTTCGACCTAGATAGTTTACACCAAGGGACGCGAAATGTCCAGCGCGTGTCTCGGCCATGGCCGCATCTACGGAGACCTTGCGGATCTTCTCTGCCTCCGGTACCGGGCCAGCATAGAGCGCGGAGTCCTTGTCGAAGGTGTTGGAGAAGACACGTGCGCCGAGGGTGGCAAGACGTAGCTGGTGCCAGCGGCTCCCGAGAGCGCCGAAGGCTCTGTCCACGATGTGGAACTCACCACCGGGCGTGTACTCATCGAGTGCGCTCAAACCCTTGACGGGTTTGTCGTCAAGCCCGTCCACGTGGTCACGGAAGGCGGCGAAACCCTGTAGGTCAGTGTCAATCAGAATAAACAATGGTGCCCTTTCAACTAGTAGAGCTACTAGTCTATCAGAAAGGGCACCAAAAGTCTACTCGATGCGGTCCACGTAGAACGCGTCAGCGATTTCCGGGTCCATCTTCGAGGCATCCAGCAGAAGGCTGCGGGCTACGTTCGTCAGGTACTCGGTCCTGTTGGTGTCCTGCTTCATGAGAGAGCTTACCACAGCTACGGCATCGGAGCAAACCCATGCGGCATATCGCGGTGTCTCGGGGTAGGTTCCCTCGATGTCAAGAATGTTCGGGTGGCAGAATCCACAAGCTACGTATGCGGCGGACAGTTTGGAGCCGTCCACGGCACTGAGCTTGTTCCGTGCCACTGTGTCACAGTCACCTGAATGATAGTACACGCTTACGCCGATTCTGGCAAGCACATACTGATTTTTGGGAGTACGGTACAGTTCGAATTCGACCCAGCGGGCTTTGCCAGCGGTTCGGCTGGTACTACTTGCCAGCATCACACCATTGAATTCTAGAGTACGGACTCCGTCTCTAACGGAGAATTCCATAACTACTTCTTTCGTCACTTCGTTTACTATACAATTATACCGTATAGAAACAGGGCAGCAGCGGATTTCTCCAGCTAAACCTCGCTGGAAGGTGGCTCATCGGGGTGGATGGCCGCAAGCCTCGCGTTGGCGTTATTTAGCTGGATCTGGAGGGAGTCACGCTGCTCTTTGAGCTTTCCAATGATATTCTCATACTGCTTTTTCATGAAAACTTCACTGGCATAATCTGTCGCCATGGACTTGGCCACGGCTGAGTAGTCAATGTCTGGGTAGTCTGACATAGGTATCCTGTTCGTAAATGTCATTTCGTATTACTTCAATTATACCGTAGGAAAGAAGAGGGGGTACTGCCATCAACGGCAGTACCCCCTACTGACTAGAAAGCGCTAAGCGCTACGGCATCCCAAGCCTGATTGACGACGTACTGAATGTCATCATCCGGAACGGAATCGGTGCTGACTGCACCGTTCTCCACAACCACGTTAGCTGCAATCGATGTATTGGTGGCTACGTGGTTCACCATAGTCTGGTGGGCCACCATAGGGTTAGCAAATACCCATGTAACAAATGCTCGCTGGTTTGCAGGCAAATCCCAGTGTTCGATTTCCTGCGCGTGGACCATCATGGCCGCAGCGATTCGCCAGATGAAATTCTGGTCGTCTTTTGCTCGGGCATATTTCAGTAGATTAGACATCTGATTCCTTACTTCGTGTAACTGATTTCAATAACTGGACGCTGGGCGATACCGTACGTGTTGTAGGTTCCGTCACCTTCAAGAGCAACACCCTTATAGGTCCCGTTGACGAACCCTCCGTAGTAGCTGGATGGGATGGTCACCCAACGGTCACCCGGTTTCGGCCATCCTCCGGAGGATACGGCAGGCGATCCGTATGTTGTCGGGAACGTGGCCGGGAGTCCAGACTGGCCGTGGAGGGTGATTCGTGCTGTACCACCGGAGTTGTAGTACCAGTGGTCAAACATGAAGTAGACTCGGATGTTATTTACGGTAGCACCGCTGAGATCACCTGTCATGCTTGGGAAGTACGCAAGGGACTTGGTGTTACCAACACCGGCAGGCGAGAGTCCTTGATACATTCTACCAGAGTCGAAGGAATAAACAGTTCCGTCACCCTTGTAGTTGGAGCTTCCCGATGCGAAGTACTGCTTGGTGTAAGTGTTCTTGGCTGCTGGAGGTGTAGCATTTCCGTCAACGGAGACACCGCTACCAATGGTATTGCGGTTTGGCCCAACATCTTCGATGATGAGACGTGCTGGGTACCCTGATGCTGGTCGGAATCCGGCGTTTCCACCGACTGCTCCCAGCCAGATCAGGAAGGAGACCCAGCGAGAAGATCCGGTGGTAAGGGCAAACAGTTCCTGCATCATTGGGGCGTTAGCTTCATCCCAGACGATAGACTGTGTCAAGTTGCCGGAGGACACTGTAGCCAGCGCTGGCGTTGTAGCATTTCCAGTGCTATTGTACTTGATGCCCACAGTCACCGACGCACCAGCATCCCTTGAAATCCTCAAAGGTGACGTGGAGATTTTGTAGACACGCCCGACTTCCATGAATGCTTCCAAACGAAGGTACGGGATATCACCGTTGGTGGTTCCACCGTTAATCGCAGAGCTAGTGTCGCGGTACGCTGCCGCAACAACACCGCGAGGCTTGTCATCAAGCAGAGTCTGCAACTCGTCACCCTTGTAGAATATGGAGCGTGAAGCGGTGAGGTCCAGCGCATACATGACACCTTCCGCCGAGATGGAAGCTGCCAAATCGCCTGTAGACTTGGTGATGGCGAAGTAGTCATCGGTTGCGGCAACACCCAGACGGACAACTTCTTTAGCAGGCCCACCGCCCGGATCAGGGGCGTAAACTTTGAAACCGGCAGGCTCCATGGACGCGTGAATTCCGTTCGGGTCACCCGCAATGATGGTCGTTGCCAGCACCATATTGGTCTCAAGCTTGCTTGCGGTGATCTGACCGTCAACCACGAGGTTTCCGTCCATGGCACGTGTGACGGAGACGGCGTCAATGTCAATCGTCGCCGTTGTGCTGGGGAGCGTTGCACTGAGGTAGAACTCAGCGTATACCGTATTGGCCGGGAGAGCCGCAGAGATTCCGGAAAGCTGTGTCCATGAGTTGGCCGGAAGATAGTTTGCTGCTGTGGCCGACGACGAGTTGTTGGCAATCGTAGCTGTACCGGTGACCAGTGGACTCACCGAAGTGGTGTATCGTAGGCCTAGGCGTATCTTGTCACTAGAGAGCGCGACGTTGGACTTTACCCAGATTGAGCCACGGAACCTGTTGTCATCATCAACAGAAACCTTATTGGTAACAACAGTACCAACTTTGCTGGTTAGGTTGTAGGATGACTGTGTGCTT